CGCCTGCGTCGCCGTTGTGACCTTACCCTTCTCTAACCCGACTAGGCGGAGGATAGCATGATAGGCCTTGTAGATTCCAGTACTTTGGTCTCTCAGTTGATTCTGCAGCGTTTGAACGCTGTTCAACAGCGTAGTGACGGACAATAGCTTCTGCATCGTCCGCTCCACCTTCTCATCCTCCACTCCTGCTAAGGCCACAGCGCTCTGGTAGACGCCAAAGACGCCAGCGAGGCCTTTCATGCCACTTACATATTTATCGAGGTTGTGCGTATCGCTGGCGAAGTCACGGATGATCGTATTCGCATCGCCCATCGCATCTTGCAATGCTCCGGCACGTTGCGCAAGCTCTTGGAACTTCTCGTCTGTAGGTGCGACTCCTTCCGCAAGCATGGCCGCCATCGCTTCACGTAGCTCCATGATCTGAGTTCGGAACCCTGCGGATGCTTCCCTCGCCTCTTGCATGGTCCCGTCTACCTGAGCGAGCTTGTTTCTCAGCTCTTCGGACGACTTGCCGGTCTGGTCGACTTCCTTCTTGATGCCGTCCAACGTGCGGCTCGCCTCATCGACGATGCGTATGGTAGTTGATACTGTCTTATTGGATGCCATATTCCTTCTTGATTCGTTCGAACTCTTGTCTTTCTTGCTCCATTGTTAGTCCGTTCCCGTGGTGCTTCTCTTTCTCCCATGGGAAGCTCCAGAAATCACGCAGGGATGTCCCATGTTTGAGATGTGGACGGAGAGCGCAGTAGCATATCTGTCGTGTCATTTCCCATCCTCTTATCTCATCTGCCTTCAGTCTCTCCGTATGCAGATCGCATAGCCTCCGAAATTGGCAAGGGGTCAGCCGTGCAAAGTCCATGTAACTTATACCGACCGACCCCAAGGCGACTGACAGGAGATCGTCTATTCTGACAGCAAGGTCTTTACCCGTTGCTGGAACTTCATGTTTTTTTTTAGCTGAGGAATCACCTCGGCTTCATAGAAGCTCAGAAAATCATCTTGCGAGATGGATGAGAAGAACTCATCCTCCGACACTCCTGTCTCATGAGATAGCTCGCATTCGTTGCGATAGGCGGCATACATGAGACGGAGGAAGGCTGTGTCAGAGACCTTCTCCTCGCTAAAGTCCTTGCCGTACAGGCGCTCGTAGGTGAGATATGCGCCCATCCTGAGCGTCACGTTGATCTCCTTGCCATTAATTGTCACTTTCATCGCGGTCCTCCATCTTTATGACACAATCTCGGCGACAGCGCCAGTGTTCTCGAACGTCACGCTGTACTTTTCATCGTCGCCTGCAGGCGCATCGCGCTCCAATGCAGTGATGACGAAGTCGCCTCCGAAGATCTTGCCGTCCGATTCGGTGCGATACTTCCAGCGCAAGGTGACCGTGGTGCTCGCCAGTTGTAGAGCAAGAAGTGACTCGTAGCCTCTCTTGTTAGTCTGTGCTGCCACAGCTTCCGAACCTGTACCCGAAGCGGCTACGTCATTGGCATTGTCTTGATCGTATACGAATCCTTCCGCTGTCACGGTGCAGGAAAGCGATTTTACGTACTTTTCTTTCCACTTCGCGGTGGATGCCTCCTTCGTCGTTCGTTCTCCAGTCTCCGAGGAGAAGGAGATCTTACACCCCGTCGAGTGGCCCAGCGGGCGGAAGGTTCCGTTGTCCATGATACCGAGCAGCATGTCGGTACCGTCCATGTACTTAGCCATATTGTTAAGTTTTTAAAGGGTTTATAAACTGTTTCTAAGGATGCAATAGGCGATGACGCATGCGACTATCGTCCACAATATCCACGCTGAAGCTTTCTGCACCTTCTCGAATTTTGAGTCCGGTTTGGCGACCTCCTTCACCGTTTCGACCGTCTCTGTGATCCGGACCGTGTCACCTACGAAGATGGCCGTGTCACGATATCTATAGACGGTCCTGTCTCGCCACCGCTCCTTGTAGATAGAGATTGTGTCGCCCATTGCCTTGATGAATACGCTGTCGTGCTCCAATAGGATCACCGTATCATGCGTCGCTATCGTCTTCTGCTCCGTCTCGACTGTCCTTGCCTCCGTTGTCTGCGCCTCGGCGACGACTTTCCGACTTCTGCAGGCTGTCGTGAACAGGACAAGTACTAATGTAGCGACAAGAACGAGCGGCATCAATGGCCTTGCGCAACCGTGTGACTTGCTGTCTGATCTCATTAAGTTCCTTCTTAAGTGGTTTAACGATGTTGTCCATCAGGATTTCACTGGCGTGCTCCACGTTGTCGAGTTCCGAGGCTTTCGCCTGTGCGTCCGCCTTCTTACGCTCGGATCTTAGAGTGACCAGAGTAACAAGAAAACCTCCTCCGAAGATGAGGTTCAATACGAGCGATATCAATTGTAACCAATCCATCTATCTGTCTTTATTAATCGTTCAATACTTCTTTAAGCCATCTCTTCACATCGAAAGAGGGGCAACTCTTCGTCACTCCGGGGAGATCCCTGTGTCCGCATATCTCGACCGATGGATAGCGTCTGTGGAACTTCCGCACGTAGGAGGCAAGCGCCTCCTTCTGTGCTTCAGTCCTTGTGTCCGCTGGCTTCAGGTTACGGTCACAGCCTCCCACATAGACGATGTGGCGGGATGTTGAATTGTACCCTGCAGCCCCGTTCGTCACCTCCCAACCGTCGACCCATGCGTCCTCGTTATTCGCAACAAGGCGCTCCACTGTCCCATCCAGGTGGATCATGTCGGTATAGCCGACCTGCTTCCACCCACGCCCGCCCTTGCATACGGGGTCGGTGTGCCAATGCCGGATCTCTTCCGAGGTCACTTCTCGGCCTGCTGGCGTGGCGGTGCAGTGGATTACGAGCCGACGGAGAGGAAGGCGTGCCATGTCAGATCTTCAGGAATGAGGTGCCGTCCCACAGGAACGACGCCAGGTTCGTACTAGACGCCACACCCGTGATGGTTGCGACAGTGTCCTCACCATCCTTGACCGTGACATCATACTTCGTGCCTCCGCACTTGAAGACGACATAAACCTTAGCCCCAACAGGGAGCTTGTTCGTAAGCGTCAGCGTGCATGCTGCGGCGAGGTTCGCGCTGCCGACCTTCAAAAGGTTCTCCGTCGCCGCTACGGTGGCGGATGCCTTATTGCTGGAGATCGTCAAGCTCTGCGATACCAGATACGGTAGTTGCACCTCCTTCTCCGGGTCGCCGACGAGGGTGTTTGGAAGGTGAAAACCTACAGTCTCGCCTGTATTGTCATTTATCCAAGTACTCATTGCTAATCGTTTAGGGTTAACTGAGGGAGGGGGAGGAGGACCTCCACACCTCCCAACTCAAAATGGTTTCGTCTCGATCAGGCAGGAGTGTCTTGAGCCAAGATCACTACTCCCTTCTTGTCATAGCGGCAATAGGAACCACCAGCACGCACCAACATGGAGAACACGTCGGCGTAGTAGGTTGGGTCGTTCGCCTGCTCGAAGAGTTCGCTCTCGCCTTGCGCACGAGCTACGCAGTCTGCCTGCCATGCGATGCCGGCTGCGGAGTCGGTCTCAGTCGTGCTGTTCTCTGCTGCCAATCTGGTGCATGCGGCAACGGTCCTCAATACGGAAGACCTCATGTAGAAGTCGAAGCCGTAGAGTGTGCCGACAGTTCCCTTCTTAGCGTCCGCAGTTGCGAGGAAGGCATCCGCCTGATGGGTGGTCAATGCGCCGAGCAACTGATCGTACATCTCTGCGTCGAGCAAGAAGCATCTGCCGGTAGCGGGTACATCGTTCTTGTCGAACTCTTTCTTCACTGCCAAGATGTCCGCAATCGTCACCAGCTTACGGTTGCCAGTACCGATGTGTGCGGCGGTGGACTCGCCAGTCGTCTTCACGACGGTGTAGCCGGATGGCACCCACGAACGGATGAGCGAGTTGTGGACAGCCTCGACCAATGCGGATCTGCTAGCTGAGATGATGGACTCTCTCTTGTCGTAAGAGAGCTCCACGCTCTCGGCGTTAGGTACTCTGAACGGATCGGTGGTGAACTCAGCGATGTCGTAGGTGAGTTCATTATCGCTCCTGGTCTGCACGGTAGCCGGGTAAGAATCCCTGTTCTTCGTCACGCCAGGCTTAGCGCCTGCGTTAGGCACGTGCACAGTCTTGTTCGCCACGAACGCGCTATGGTTCGCGGAACGAATGGCGAACGTGTTGTCAGGGAAAAGGTTCCCGACGACAGAGTTCAGCCAGATTTCTTTATGCAATCCCATGTTTGATGTTGATTAAAGGGTTAGTACTCTATTTCTTCTCACCGAACTTCTCGGCGAACTTAGTCTCGAACACGTCTGGGTGCTTAGCCTTCAACTCCTCCAGCTTCCCGGAGCGGTCAAGCTCGTCCCAGGTCTTGTCTACCAGCTCGTCCTTCGTCTCGTTGGCGATGACCACCTTTTTCTTCTCCGGCATAGCGTCCAAGAGGGCCTTGAGTTCTTCTGCCTTGTCAGCGTACACCTTCTTCAGGTTCTCGGCCACAACATCGTTGATCTTGTGTGCCTCGATTGCTGCATTGAGCAAAGAGGTGATCTCCTTGTCGGCAGCGGCCTTCTTCATCTCGTCCAGCTCCTGTTGCAAAGCATCTGCCTTCTCCGCCTTAGCGGCGAGCGTGGACATGCGTGCGATGACGTCTCCCTCGTTCGCGCAATCTGCGAATGATGGGATCTTTTTGATTTTCTCGATCATTTCTTCATCGGTTTTGTTGGTTTGTATTAGTTGGTTGTAAAAATTGTAGATGTCAGCGTGGTTCATCGGTTCAACCGGTTGATTGTCGTTCTCATAGATGCCGTCCACGAACCCAGAGGCAAGAGCCTCATCCGCCGTGAGCCAATGGTCCTGCCCGTCGAAGTATTCCTTCTCTATCTCCTCCGGAGTCTTGCCTGTTTTATCGGCATACATGGAGATGATTGTTGTCTCCAACCTCCTCATCTCTTCCAAGGCCTTTGCGATTTCCTTAGTGTTGCCATACGCTCCACCGCTCACACAGTGGATCATCAGATGTGAATACTTGGACATCAAGACGCGTTTGCCGCACAATGCGATGACGGAAGCCATAGATGCCGCCACACCATCGACATAGATAGTGATGTCCGCAGGGCTATTCCGGATAGCGTTGTAGATAGCGAGACCCTCGAATACAGAGCCTCCGCAGCTGTTAATCCGGAGAGATATCTTGCAATGCTCCTTCTCCAGTTCCGAGAGCACGGAGACGAAGGTTTTAGCATTGATATCCCAGCTATCGATGTCTCCGTACATGAGGATAGTCGCCTCTCCTTCACCGTCTTTATAGTTGCGTATGATGTTGCTCATAGTCCCGTCTTTTTTGTTTGTCTGTGCAAATTTAGGCGACTGCCGCCGCCACCGCCAAAAAGGGTTGCAAGGGTTGTGAATTGCTTTCAATTTTGTAATTTAGAGGCTGCAAAAACAGTCAGTCGTATCTGGATCAGACGCATTGTAGTGTTGTGAATTGCTTTCAATTTTGTAATTTAGAGGCTGCAAAAACAGTACATAGACGATGTGGCGGGATGTTGAATTGTTGTGAATTGCTTTCAATTTTGTAATTTAGAGGCTGCAAAAACAGTGATGCTCCCGTGTGCGTGTGTCGAGGATGCGTTGTGAATTGCTTTCAATTTTGTAATTTAGAGGCTGCAAAAACAGT